GTATATTACCTGTACCAGCAGCTACGAATGATCCTTTACCACACTTGCGATATGAGCGTGTAAAGGTAAAATACAAATCCCACAAGATAACAGACACATTCGCCATCCATGTCTATGAACATAATAACTATATCAGTAATAATGTATATGTTCATAATACGGTTGTATTAGAAGATAAGATGGTATGGGATATTGTTAATAGTCAACAAGAGTTTCCTGTTACACCAGAGATGGTACTTGTAACGGCTAATCAAGCACAGATGGGACCGATAGGTGATAGACTTATTCTTCGATTTACTAGCGGGAAGTTTTTACAAGACTTTTTGCGGAATAACGTAAATAAATCCGCAGGAACATTAACATTCCCGCGTAAAGGTAAACCCTTTATCTTTCGTATGCGTATTGCTGGTAGTCGTGGTGAACAGAACATGGTAGGTTTGCATATACCTAAAATCGTCGGTGATGAAGCTCAGTTATTCCCATTGCCAGCATATACACAGCTTATGCCCGCATATAATGGATGGGAGAATAAACGTCAACAAGTTTGGGCTGGTGTACCTAATGGTGTACGTAATAGCGTGCTCTATTTGATTGATACGCAGACACCAAAGTATAAGAAGTATCGTATACCCGCACCGAATAACGTTATGGGATACAGCTATGAAAACTATCTAGATGATTTACGTAGATATGGTGGCGAACAAGATGATAGATTTCAACAGCTTGTATTAGGAAAGCATGGCGCAGCAGCATATCAAGTTATCCCGCGAGAAAGTATCACAACAGAACCATATCCATTCTATAATATGCGTTATAATAGTGGGCATGTTATAAAAGGCAGACGATATGACGATGTATTACAACGACCGGCAATAAAGCAATATAAGCGATTAATGTTCGCTATTGACCCCGGCTTTAATGATCCGACAATCATACAAATATTAGGCATGGATGATAAGCATGTATGGCGCACCTTAGTGCGATACAGATTAACACGCATTGATTTCAATGAGCAGCAGAATATCATTCATTGGCTACATGACTATTATAAGCCAGATCAAATAGTTATAGACGTAGGTGCTGGTGGTAACGGTGCATCTATTATGCATAATATGATGTATGGAGAAGCGTATAAAGGCAAAGGGTATGATAAAAAGTTCATTGCGGTACAATTCGCGGAGAAAGTTCTAGCAGGATATGATGATGACGGTGAAGAGTTATTACAAGAAGCTAAAAGCTTTGCTGCTACACAGCTATCACGCATAATCCAAGACGGTAAACTTATCTTTTCAGAACTTGATTTTGAAGGTATATCAGAGATGGAACGTGTAGCAAAGAAAAAAACAATGAACGGCAGAGATCAATTCTTTGTTTTATCAGACACAGGTAACGGAGTATCGGAAGATGACCACATCTTTGCAAGCTTTATCTGTTTTACACTCGCAACAAGAGAAGAACCAATAGACATACATGCTAAAAAGTTAGCTAGACCACACGGCAAGCACACATAGATTCATGCCCTATAAGGCACCTGAGAAGGCTTCTAAGCCACGATAGGATTATTTTAGTATCCTACCTAGGGTTGATATTTTCAGAGGCTTAGAAGCCTATATAAATAATGGAGTACACATGATAGACGAGCAGACTGTTATTGCCTTACGTAACAGTGCAGAAACAATAGGCCATTTAGAGCGTCGTAATGCGGAGTTACAAGAACAAATAAAACCGCAACATACCATGGCAAAAGCAAAAGCCACATTAACCATCATGGGAGATACAGACATACCCTTTTATAATCGTGGTAGAAACTATCTCATAGGGTATCAAGATCAATCAAACACAAAAAAGCTAGCATATCATGATCGTATAAAAGTCGTAAGATGGTTTTACGAGAATGATAGCATTGCTGGTACGGTTGTTAATCGTATGGCGGATATGAGTATTACCGCATTACGTTTACGCAAGAAAACAAAGAAGAATAAAGAAGAGGTAACACCAGAAGTATTAGCATACTATGAAGCGGTTATAGAACAGCTACGACCATTCTTAAAGACTGTAGCTTTAGAGTATCTATTACATGGCATGGCTATACCTGATTACACAACAGTGAAGTTACGTGGTGATAAGATCGCGGAAGTTCTTGGACGTAAACGCTATGTGACGATAGAAAAAATATGGGTACGTAATCCAGAGCACATTGTACTAAAGAAGCGTCCTACAGGCATGGATAGACAAGTCTTTTTGAAGGTACCGAATGACGAAGTATCTTTTATACAGAATAAAGGTAAGCGTGCAGATGGTACAGAAGATAAAGAGGCATACAGATATCTTGTAGAGAACTTTCCTTCATACATTGCTGCGATACAAGGCGGGCAAACATTATTCCCGTTAGATACAGTGCGCCCGATATACAGAAAACTCAATAGCTATGATGAATACCCAATACCTTTCTTACAGAATGCACTAAGTTCATTACAACATAAAGCATATCTTAAAGCCATGGATAAGAGTATTGCAAGTCGAGCTATTGAAGCTATACGGCATATACGCATCGGTAATGATGATTTTCCTGCGGATGATGATGATATTACAGCCGTAGAAGATATCGTAACACAGAATAGCAGTAGTGGTGAGCGCATCTTTAACTTGTTTACCAACCATACGGTAGAGATTGAATGGGTATTCCCTCCGTTAGATGCGTTACTTAATGAGATGAAATATGCTGAGCCGAACAGTGATATTTTCCTTGGATTAGGATTCCCGCGTATTCTTACCGTAGGTGAAACTGCTAAAAGCAACGCGGCAGATAATAAGATCGCATCACTAGGACCAAAAGCTACATTAGATGATATGCGTGATTCTATTGTCGAGTGGCTAAAGAAGTTGTTTCAAGAACTAGCTGAGCTAAATAACTTTACTCGTATACCTGATCCTTATCTTGCACCTATTGCTACTGTCGATATGACAGCGTTAGTACAGTTTGCTATTGAAGCACTTACAGCAGGTGCTATCAGTAAAGATACTGTTGCTCAGCTTTATGGTACAGATTATGATACAGAGGCAGGGCAGATTGAAACTGAGATTGATATGGATGTACCGTCACCGGCTCAACTCCAAATGCAGCGAGAACAAGAATTCCAGATGCAGACAAAAGAAAAAGATCGGCAATTCCAAGAAAAACAAGGACAAGTATCGCATGAACGTAATCTAGAGACAATAAAGGCACAACCAAAGCCGACAACAAAACCACCAACAAAATAAGGATATATCATGGTAATAGATACAACAACATATGATAAAACAAAGCGCGGTGTAGGGACAGGATGGGATTATAGACAATATGCTACTCCAAAGAGTATACTTGTACATACAACAAACGGTAATCTATGGACGAACTTTTATAGTGAAGTAAACTACTTATATACTTCAAACTATGTAAGCGCACACTTTATTATCGGAAAACAAGGGCAAGTTGTACAGCTATTACATCCACGATATAGAGCATGGCATGCTGGTGCTGTATATGACAGCCGATATAATAATAATAACAGTATCGGTATCGAAGTGCATTACACGCCAGGAGAGGGTTTATGGACTTCCCTTATGTATCAACGCTTGACAGAGCTTGTACGATTACTTAAAATGGAGTATAAGATCTTTTCTACTGAGCTTGTAGAACGGCACAGACGTGTAGCAATACCGTATGGTAGAAAGATTGATCCGTCAGGTATGACAGATGTAGATTTTCAGGTATGGCGTAACAGTTTATTTAGTTATGACATGCACACGTTAGTGCAGTATAAAGTTATCAAACCAGAAGTAAATGTACGGCAAAGTCCATGTATTCGTCCTGATAACGTTGCCGGGAGTTTACTTTATGGAGATACATTTTATTCCGCAGCAATAAAACAAGATGAATGTGGCGGCAATGTAAACGGAATAACAACATACGCCCATGTAACCCATGGGTATAGTCGTGATAAGCCTATAGACGGGCTTGGATTTGTGCACACATCTGTTTTAACTATAATAGGGTAACATGACAGAGTTAATAAATGCGCTTGGTAAAATCATTGCAGAACAAGGTATATGGGTAGCGTTAATCCTTGTAGGTATTGCGTTCTTCTATTATAAGTTATGGCCGCAATATATAGCAAATCAAGATCTACAACGTAAAGTAACAGATGATTATCGCGCAAGTACACTACAAGAGTTAAAAGAGCTAAAAGAAGATTCACGTAAGGATAAACAACTTATGTATGAAGCGTTCTTAAAGAACGTAGAAAGCAATGTACGCTTAAATGAAACCATAAGCGATGTCATTGGGCAGCTACGAGAGATGCGCACAGAAATAGCCATGGTAAAACAAGATGTACGCACCGTATACATCTTAGTAGGTAAAGGTAAGAGATTAATCGATCCTATGGAGGAATGAATATGTTTGATTTTACACCTGATAGTGCACTAGAAATAGTGAAGCTTATCAGTCCGTTATTAGTTATTTTTGCAACATATCTTACATCTCGTGTTGATATGCGCGCAGAATATAAAATAGGCATCGCTTTTGCAGTATCAGCACTTATAGCATTCTTGACAGCATATGGTGAAGGACAGCTACAAACAAACTTTTGGTCAAACTTATCATACATCTTTGCATCAGCGCAAGCAATCTATGCAACAGTCTTTAAGTTTGGTGGATTAGAGCGTCTATTAAAGCCTGTTGAAGCGTTAGCATCTGCTGTAGCGCAAGAGGCTAAAGAACAAGTAGCAGACACATCCCGCGAAGTAGCACAAGATGTACTTGATCCTAAATCAACTACTGACATCGCTGTTACAACAACTGTGACTACATAAGCCATAAGACACCTATAGCTGTAAAAGGTTATAGGTGTCTTATTTGATTCCTACAAATCATCGTTATATTAACCAAAACTTAACTTGACAAGAAACAACAGCGGGTGTATACTGGCAACAAGTCAAGAGAGTAAAGCAGTATAGAGAAAGGAAAACGCTACTGTAGAAAGTTACCTCTTGACAGTCTAGCAAATATGTGATACTATCCGTTTTGCTAGACATTATCGCGGATTAGGGTAATGGCGACCCACAAGCTTCATAACCTTGATAAGCAAGTTCGATTCTTGTCTCCGCTACCAGTTAGACTCTAACAGCAATCAAAAACAAATTTTTTATTACGAAAAAAAAATACAATGAGTCTAGAACATTTTCTTAGAAAGGATACACATATGAGTTTTTGGGAATGGGTAATCTTGTTTACGGGTATATCTTTCTTTATAGAGATGGTTCGTTCTGATCCTAGACCATATGATAATGTGCCGTGGCTTATTAAAGTAGTTCTAAGAACGTTTGGTGATTTTCTGTGGATTGTATGTTTTGCAGTTATCATAAAATTTGGCATCTATGTCATTAATCTATAAGATGGGGATATATAGGCTTCGATTGCGTAACGATGCTGAAATAAATGGCTTAGCTATAAGTAAGCAAGTGTAAAACTAAGTGCGCAAGACACGAGTGCGACTCTCGTTATCTCCACCATATATGCGTATGTTAAACAGGTGGTGAGTTTAAAGCTCTGTAAAAGCTTCGCTTCGGCTTTATAGGTTCGATTCCTATCATACGCACCATATAAGTTACTAGTATAATCAACCGTATGAACTAGTGAGATGATTGTAGGTGATATATCGCGGTCTTTGTAACATACTAGTTCTTATAAGGAGTCGCCTATGAGGGTTGTATTATATGAGCGTAATATAGTAGTGAATAGCTCTATACCTTAGCTGCATATAAACGTAATACCCTATACTAATAACTTATTATTTTATTTATTAGTTATTCCCTTTAATAATCATTCTTTTCTATATCGTAGACGCTAGAAAATAAGCGGAGATATAGCGCGGGGCTTTTCTGTTGCGGCGCGTAATATGAGGAACAGGTAGTATATCTAGGTATAGTGTTTAATGGTAGCACCTGCGCTTTGGGCGCGTATAGAGTAGGTTCGAGTCCTATTACCTAGACCACGCTAAAAACATATTAAAGGAAGGATAAACACATGCAAGTGAGATTGTCAAACGGTGTTGTAATCGAAGGAACAATAGAGCAGATACAAACCGCAGCTAGAGCTTTTGGCCTAACTGTACCGTTTCATGGTGACGGTATTCACTACAACTCGACTACACACGGTCTAATCAAGATTAGCGACATGGATACACGACATGTACGCAATGCATTAATCAAGCTTTATGTTGAATGGGTAGCTGAATTGCGTAATCTCAATGATGTAAATCTTGCTATAGCGTTAACTGGTGCACCTACTGATCGTACACTCATTGCGCTAATGAATGAGTTTATTAAGCGACAACGGGTACACATGCGGTAATAATTCGCGGCGAATTAAAACAGTTTGACGGTTAAGATACTGAAACCGTAAAAAGCATATCCTATCACTATAAAATATTCGCACACTATATTTGATTATGAAGTATTTGACTGTGATAGGATATGTATATTATGGGCGTTTAGCTTAATTGGTCTAAAGCGGCGATCTCCAAAATCGTTAGATATGGGTTCGAGTCCTGTAACGTTCGCCATTTAAATAATAACAAATGATTAGAAAGCCGCATAGCTAAAAACTATCGCGGCTACTATTTTCCCTAAAATTGCCTATTGACAGTGGCATGAAGCCATGATAGTATACACAGCATAAGGTTTAGACATACACAGCAAAAAAGTAAAAACTGTGTCTAGTGAAAAGGAAGCTACCATGATAAATCGACTATTGGCAGGATTGCAAAATACCGCAAATGAAACGGTAACAGAGAATGGCGCTATTACAAATAAGTCAACGTTTGATAGTGTACTAGATCTCTTTTATCATGCACCAGCAAAGCGCGGTCAGAACATTGATATACTTTTCGGCAATGCGTATCGAGAAGATCCGACGCTTGCACTTAAAGTAGCGTTTTATGTTCGTGATGTTCGCGGTGGTCAAGGTGAGCGTGATACGTTCCGTAATATATTACGCTGGTTGTATAAGAACGAACGTCATATATTTGAAGCATTAGTACCACTAGTGCCTGTATATGGCCGATGGGATGATATTCTAGAGTTTGTGGATAGTGACGCGGTATATAATCTGGTAGCAGAAACGTTGTATAACGATCTGGATAGTGAGCATCCGTCACTACTTGCTAAGTGGATGCCGATGCCTAATACCAGTAGCCATGAAACACAAAAGCTTGCTATGAAGTGGATTGCACGTTTGAGAAAGACTCCGCGCAGCTATCGCAAGCTTATGGTATCGCTACGTAAGAAGATTATGCTGGTAGAAACGCTTATGAGTGCTAAGGCATTTGATAAGATTGATTATGAGCATGTTCCATCTAACGCTAATAAGCTATATCGTAAGGCATTTAGCAAGCGTGATGGTGTGCGCTATGCAGAGTTTATCAATGCGGTTAAATCTGGTGAAAAAACAATCAAAGCCGCAACACTCTATCCATACGATATTGTAGGACCATATATTGATAATCGTTATCAAGGCGATATTGACGCTACGATGGAAGAACTATGGAAGGCATTACCTAACTATGCTGATACAAATGCAAATGCACTTGTAATGGTAGATGTTAGTGGGTCTATGTTCCAAGAGGTAGCAAAGGTACAAAATATGCCTATTAAGGTTGCGGTATCATTGGGTATTTACATTGCGGAACGTAATCACGGTGTATTCAAGAATAACTTTATTACTTTCACAAATAAGCCAGCACTTATTACTTTGCATGGGTACAGTTTACGTGATCGTATAAATGAAGTATTTGCTGCTGGTACAGGTTACAATACGAACGTACAAGCTGCATTTGATATGTTGTTAAATACTGCGGTACGTAATCATGTCTCTGCTGATGATATGCCTAGCAAGATTTATATCGTAAGTGATATGGAATTTGATAGCAGTAGCTTTGCTGGTAATAAGATGAGCAACTTCAATGCAATTAAGGCAAAGTTTGCAGCAGCAGGTTATGAGATGCCTACGCTTGTTTTTTGGAATGTAGCTAGCCGTGGAAAGCAAACGCCAGTAACAAAAGATGAACGCGGCGTATATCTCGTAAGTGGTGCAAGTCCTAGCATTTTCAAAGCAACAATCAACGCTAAGGCTATTACACCGCTTGACATGATGCTTGAAGTATTGAACAGTGATCGCTACAATGCGGTAGAAGTTGCTTTTCGAGAACGTGTATAATAAACTGTGCGGGAAATATCACATGATAAAGTACCGCATATACTAAGGAAGATACTATCATGCAAAATATTACCTATACACTTAAAGATAAAGATCAGCTATTTGATATGCCAAATGATGAACTACGCGGCGCATTAGGTGTTATTCGCGCAGAAAAAAGAAGTTTAGAACTAACAGCAGCGCGTTATGGTATAAATACTGCGCCGCATGTTATCACCACAATCGAAGAACTAAAAGAACTTGAAGAATGGGTAGCAGGATTACTACATTAAATACATATAGACCTATACAGCAAACAAACTACAAATTGGTTCGATTCCAATATATTCGTATGAATATAGCCTATTGGTAGGCAATCAAAAATAGGTCTAGTTACTGCTGGTTCTTCTAATGGTCGGAAACTTGACTCTGAATCAAGATAATATAAGTTCGAATCTTATGCCAGCAACCATTAACAGAATAACTTGTATAGTATCTAGGATGGATTGTAAGACGCGGCAAGTTTATTCTGGTCTTATAATCCTTCTCAATATTTGTAAATAAAGGTTTAACCATGTCTGATACTACTGTGCTTCCAAACTATGACTCGGAAAATGGCATCGGTCGTAATGATGATGGAACATTTGTTATGTCACGTCACCGATGGGGTTTTGCCCGATCAGCTACAGTATTTAAGTATAAAGGTGTATGGTATTCCATGGTTAATTCGCAATGGGAACGGACCATGGGTGATTACTACAAGGTTACGTTAGCTTCAATCTTTAACCAAAACTGAACAAAATTGGGGTATTGACAACTGGCAAAAATGTGGTAATATGCATCTGTAAGCGAAATATAAACAAGTATACAAGTAAGTGAAAGGAAACGACAATGCGAGTAGTTCTAAAGACAAAGCGCGGTAAGGTTACAATCACAAAGGCTATGTATCTGAATATGAAGTATAACACCTATTACGGTGAATAAACCGCGCGGGATATATACAGTAGCAGTAATGCTATAGGTGAAACGTGAGTAAGTAGCGCAAGTAGCCGAAAGGAGTTATGCAGTTCTTAAAACTGTTCTGAACACTGGATATAGTGTGACGTTGCTAGTAATACGTTGACTTACCTACAAACTAGTAGAGTTGACATTAAATACATTCTATGATATACTTTAGAAGTTCGATTACTATGGCGCGTGTGTTCGCCGGTAGTGGACAGTAAGCTTATATCTTACGCAGAGAGGGTTCAACTCCCTAACGCGCTACCATAGGAGTATATCATGGAATGTAGCCAATGTCATATAGAAATAACTAGAAAACTTGATCCTAGGACTAAAAATCATTTTTGTAGTAGAAGTTGCGCAGCAACATATAATAATACACATAAGCCAAAAAGAATAAAACAGCGTTATGTATGTGAATCTTGTGGAGCTACAGTAAGCGCAAAACATGCCAAACGATGTAAAATATGCGCTTTAGGTAGATCAACATCGGAGATAGTAAAAAATACTACTGTAGGACAACTAAAAGAACTATATAAAGATAAAAATGCTTTAGCGTATGCTGCTAAAATACGTGGCTATGGTAAAACAATATATGACAGGTCTGATAAGCCAAAGTATTGTATTGTATGCGGATATGACAAGCACTATGAAGTATGTCATATAAAAAGTATAGCTTCGTTTGAAAATACTGCTACAATGATGGAAGTCCATTTTTTAGATAACATGATTGCGTTATGTCCTAATCATCATTGGGAGTTTGATCGCGGCTTATTAAAAATATAAAGCTAGATAACAGTTTGATGCATAAGATGGCTGAATGCATCACAAACACAATGCCAGCGTAACTAAACGGCAACGTGATGACTTCGCAGCATGTTGTATAAACTGCGGCTTGCTAAAGCGAGAAAGCTAGTTAGTGGCTACTAAGGGTTACATAAAAGCCACACATATACGCACCGTTATATCAATTGGCTAGATAGCTTGTTTTACACACAAGAGGTTGTAGGTTCAAGTCCTACACGGTGTACCACGGGGCATTCTTCTAACTGACAGGATATTCTAGGCTGATTTAGGGTTACAATGTATTGTAATGCGCAGTACAAACTAGGGTACTAGCTGATCCCTATTACCTGACAAATTGTAGAGCTAACGCGGCTATTAGAAAGATAGAGGTTTAAATCCTCTATGCCCTTGCACCTAACTATATCTCAGTAATGAGATGAATAACGCGGCGTCAAAAGAGATTTTACTACGCCGACAATGCTAGTAATAGCAAGAGGTTAGGGAGATTTTTATAGAAAGGATATACACATGTCAAATGGATTTTATGACTTTGAGAAAGCATATTTGCAATCTTTAAAGGTTATTGCTTCACACCGTCAAACTATTCGTATCTTACTTAGTCAAGTTAAGGCGCATGGTGGATTTGAACATACACCGATAGCTATCATTAATGGGCTTATTAGCGCACGTAATGAAATCAATAGATACAGACGGCATTACGGTGTAGATGTTATTCCGTTTGAAGATGATGATGTATTTGAGGATTATTTTATTGAGCATAAGCTGATATAAACTGCGCGCTGATTATTCTGTGCTGCTATCTTCCAAAGGTTAGGAATCAACTCTGATAAAGTTGCAATCATAGTTCGAATCTATGTAGCAGTACCATCACAACAAGGGTAATACAATGAAGCACTGTGAAAACTGTATCTTTTGGCTTGTAAAAACTGCGGGGCAATATAACGGCGATTGCACAAATGATAATACCTATATGCGCAAAACATCCTTTGATTATACTTGTAAGCTCCATGAAGATATAAAGAAACCCACAATATATATGCAATCTATGGTACGCGGATCATAATGCTACATAGCACAACGGTAGTGCGCTCGACTGTTAATCGAATGGTTATAGGTTCGAATCCTATTGTAGCAGCCACTATTTTTTTTTATTGAAAGGATTGTCTATGAGTGCTCTAGATGTTGAAAAGCTTATTATGGCTATTAATCGTACACCTGGCTATACAGTGCGGAGTTATTCTGGTCGTGGTATGATGGGTATGTATTGTGTAGCTGTAACAGTAGACAGTGTTGCAGAGGCTATAGCTGATATTATGCAAGCAAATTCAACCGTAAAAGGCTTAGGTGCTATTTTACGCAAAGGTAGCAGCGACTCTATGGGTACACGTAAGATTCTTTACTTCCCTGATTTTGATTGGCCGGAATAAATATGAGGTATACAATTCATGGCGTTTCCTGATGATATTGGTTTAGGACGTTTACACAGTCCAGATGAAAGAGATTTTAAGTTTCTTATGGCAACAAACTTGCCGACAGAAGCACCAAAAGTAACCCAAAAGTTTTATTATACAAAGCCTGTTTTAGATCAAGGTCGTACACCGCACTGTGTAGCATTTTCACACATGCAGCGTTTACGTAGTTCGCCGGTTATACAGAAGAACATCGCGCCGGATACCACAGCTATTTATAACCTAGCACAAACAATAGACGAATGGCCGGGAGAAGATTACGACGGTACATCTGTACGTGCAGGTGCAAAAGCACTTATACAGCTAGGATATTACGAGCGATATTATTGGGCATATGATGCAGTAACCGTTAAGAACTATCTATTAAATAGTCAAGGTACAATCATACTCGGTACAAACTGGTTTCATGACATGTTCTTTCCTGATAAAAATGGGTTTGTAAAGTTAACTGGCAGATTAGCAGGTGGACATGCATATTTATGTATCGGATATACAGAAAAACGTGGTGCATTCAGATTTGTTAACTCGTGGGGTAAAGATTGGGGACAAGCAGGTAGATTCTGGATGTTAGGTGAAGATGTAGATAAGCTTATACAAGATGCTGGCGAAGCTTGTTTACCGATAGAGATACCACATATATAAGACTAAAAGCACGTTTGTCAGTATCGTTAATAACTGTCTTTATTATGCCCGTATAACTCAAATGGAATAGAGTGCTACGCTTCGAACGTAGATGTTGTGGGTTCGAGTCCTGCTACGGGTACCATTAATGCGCGTGATATAAGGTAAGGTTTATTACAGTCAGTCCTAGGTAACTGTCCGATAATATAAACCCGCGCATTATTCACTATGTCGCTTTAGTTAAGATGGATATAACATATCCCTGCGAAGGATACGTCACAGGTTCGAGTCCTGTAAGCGATACCAGAGTAATGTACTTACACGTCAAGTATATTATGCTTATAAACCTTATATAAGGAAGTACATGCATGCTTAAACGTTTAGCTGGTATTATCATCTTATTCATTCTCGTTATGAACGTATCTGTTACCTTCGCGGGTAATAATAGTAAAGCACGTATATTTACAGATGTACCGCAGGTTACAGGTACACAAGCACACTTTTCTACGATGGCGTCTGTTACATTACCTGCACAAGCAGTAAATCAGCGGTATGCAATCGAAATGACTCCAAAAGATAGTTGCATCATTGCATATCATGCGATAGCAAAGCTTGTAGGAGGGGCTACAACGTACACATTTACATTCTATGATTTTTGCAATGATGTGAGCTATGTACGTGATGTGAAAAACAACACAGCATTTAGAGATTTATATGTGCGCGTTCAGAACTATACAGAACCAGCAGGAGCATTTGGATCACGAGTTATTCAAGATGAAACCTTTATCCCAAGGATAGAAAAAACAGGTATAAATACATGGGTAGCATCGTTATATAACTTTACAACAGGTGCATGGGATACAAAGCTTACCGCAACAGGTAATGATGTAGTTGAAGCATATGTTAGTATATATTGGGAGTCAAACGGCACTCCTACAGCATGTTCTACATTAGGTACATATGGGCATGCAACTATATGGACTACAAAGCTACAGCGCGGTATAGGTAATGCATTTAACCTTGCACAGTTTAGTGATGTAAAGCTATTGGATAGCGTAACAATGTATTGTACAAATACAACTGGAAACCCATGGCAATTTGTAAATACATCCCCGGCAGATCAATTGATTATTCGAACGCCAGCAGCGTAAAAAGGAGCTATATGAGACACAAGTTTATCATTGGACTAATGACGTTACTCATGTTGCTTGTATCTGTAACACCAACACAGGCAGCAACAATTGGAGATAAGACACGTTATTTCACGTCTACAACGGCTGTAACAGGTATTCAAGGGCATTTTTCTACCGCAGTATCAGCATCGCTACCCGTACAGACATTTACGCAAGATTTCTATGAAGAGATGCGTATAGCTGGATCGTGTATGGTCGCGTTTGTTAATCTGCATAAGTCTGTAGGTTTTCAAGCTACGCATTCTTTTGGCTTCGCTAATGTATGTAACGGCACAACACCATATTTTAGAGATACACTAAGCAATACAGCGTTTAGAGACATTTATGTGCGTACACTTAGCTATACCGAACCTGCTGGTTCTGTAGGCTCACGTACAATAAGTGATGAAACATTAATCGCCCGCATCGCTAAGAATGCATCTGGCAATTGGGATGGATACTTATTCAATCATTCCACAGGTGTATGGGATCTTAAAGTAACGATAACTGGCAATGCTGCAAGTGATACATATGTAAGTGTATATTCCTATAATGACAGTGTACCTACAGCATGTTCTACACTCGGTACATACGGACATTTATCTATATGGGATACAAAGTTACAACGTGGTCTAGGTGGTGCATATAATCTTGTACAGTTTAGCGACGTAGACACACTAGTAAGCAACACGATGCACTGTGTAAACACCACAAGTAACCCATGGCAATTCTCGAATATATCACCTGCTGATGATTTGATTGTAAGAACACCTGCTGCATAAACTGCGGGGAGTTTATACGGATCTCCATAAAACCGTATAAAGACTATGCTGGATTGATGGAATAGGCAGACATGATAGTTTCAAAAACTATTGCCGCAAGGTGTAAGAGTTCGAATCTCTTATCCAGTACCATAGGAATATATAAGAAAGGATTAAAAAATATGCAAGATTCATTCGGTCAAGAGCTTCATGTAGGCGATACAATTGCACATGCAACAAAGCAAAGTACAGCCGTTAATCTAAAGTATGGTATAATAACGGCTATTACTGATACAGAGGCACAAGCAGTTATGCTTACTCGACGCTATGAATGGCGTATTCGTGAATATAAACTACGTACATACAAAACAACAGTGCGCAAAGGTAACAACATGATCAAGATAGGTGCACCAGCAAACATTAAGCAGCTATTAGATCGTGCCCTACAAGGGGTCTAGGAGCCATTCTAAGGCACGATAAGTATGATCTTGTATCTCGGTAAGGGTGGGCAATATCAGGGGCTTAGAAACCTTCTGACATGAATAAATATGGAGGACGCATGGATACAGGAGATTACATACTTATCGTAATCATTATTTTTGGTGCTATTGCTGCGGTATACAGCCTATACGTACATGAGAAGTACATCGCCGCATTGTATCAAAATCATAAAAAAGAAGTAGAGGATAATCTATGATATACACTGTAACAGTAATAGGATATGAATCAGGTAAAAAGGTAGAGCGTATAGAAACAGTTGAAGCAGATTTTTATGTCAAGGATGAGCATAACAATGCTATCTTTTACCAGAAGTCTATAGGCGATTCTGATCCTGATATCTTTATAGCTGAATATCATGCGTTCAATCACATGAAGATTGAAATACTACAAGAATCCGTAGCATAAAAATCTTAACCTAAAATACATGGATAGGGGTATTGACAAATAACTCGCGGCGTGATACTATACCAATGTCGAAAGGAAATACACGATATGGAAAACGTAAAAGTAAGGATCGTACAGAAAGACTATAACTACTGTATCATAGAATATAAGGGTAAGGAATATCAAGTAGAGATAGGTAAGCTTACGAACGTCAATGCTGGATGGACATACGGATACATTGCGAAAGTTCATTTAGCATAGTTTTGTGCTGGTGAAGCTGTATTGGCATAGCAGCGGTCTTTTAAACCGAAGATAGTAGGTTCGATCCCTATCACCAGTACCATAGAAGCTGTCTGAAGTAGGTTTGAAAATTGTCAGCGCAATAACCTACACAAAACGCTGGTATCATATAAAGGCTATTATGCTTCCTTTGTAACGAAGTTATGTAGGTTCGAGTCCTGCTATCAGCGCCATTTATGCTCCGTTAACTCAATTGGTAGAGTAGTCGGCTCTTACCCGAAAAGTTGTAGGTTCAAATCCTATACGGAGTACCATATGCTTCCTTAGCTTAATGCATAGAGCGACTATCTTCTAAATAGTTAGGTATAGGTTGGAATCCTATAGGAAGTGCCATTTTTCCTTATGCTAGCGTGGCGTAATGGCAGCCGCATCAGTCTTAAAAACTGAGGGTAGTGATACCGTATGGGTTCGAGTCCCTTCGCTAGTACCATTAAAGCATTACCGATAAGATTGCAGGTCGCGTTAAAGCTTCCCATGATGTGTGACGGTAATACGGATAGTGTAACCGTAAATAATGCAGCATCGTATAACGGTAGTACAAAAGTCTTTGAAACTTAGAATGTAGGTTCGACTCCTACTGCTGTAGCCATTTATTTAGATAAGGAGTATATATGTTACTACGAACAGATCTTACATTTGCACAGTTACGAGCGGCAAGTAAAAAAGCTCCACAGGATGTCATATATCTTTATCTAGATAGAACGTTGAATAAGTACATTACGTATAATGAGCGTATTGCTGATGATAAACTGCCGCGTGGTATTATCTACGTAGCAAACTTCCATCAAGAACAGGTATACGGAGATATAACATATTAGGCGCATGTGGTATAATGGTTTATTACGTAACATTGCCAATGTTAAAATGAGAGTTCAATTCTCTCTATGCGCACCAAACGTAGGTAAGACTACGCCACATACAGAAAAACGAATTGTATTGACAAGTAAGCCACGCTAGAGTATAGCTATAAAACTAGACGTAGTGCGGATAGAATGCCGTTTGTATATAGTCTATACAACAAAACGCGCTAAAAGAAGATATATGATCACGCTTCTGTCTGTTTAAAACCGGATGACATATGATAGCATTCGGTGGGGGTAAAGTAATCAGGACAGCAATATGAATGGAGTAAAGCTACCCGTTCATTGTAGTTTATGAGTTGAACGCCGTATTACTGATTATAGGTGCTTACACTTTACAGATGTATGTGTCAAATCTGTATATTACACCGCGATATATTTGTGTGAAATATATGACTAGCGGGTATTATCGCCTATTTAGTTTAATGTAGAACGCTAGCTTTGAAATGCTAGAAACGCTGGACAAATCCAGCCATGGCGACCGTGATTATACAGGAAATAACAATGGAACATACAATAACGGACTCATTAGGCACGCTTATACAGGAAGGTGATAAGGTTATATATAATCTCAGTGGTGAACTTGCGCTTGGAATAATAAAGCGCGCAGTTATTACCAAAACAAGAAAAACAACATATGTACCATATAGCTTAGATACATATCTCATAGAAATAGAATATATTAATAGTCATAATGAATATAATAAGCCAAAGAACGGTATTAGTCGCGTAAAGAATCCTAAAAGTATTATCGTTCTAAAGGGTATATTGCACTTTAATACGCCTTATGGGTTGAAGTAGTGAAGCTGATATCACACTAGGCTCAATACCTAGAAAACGGGTTTAAATCCCGACAAACCCACCACTTATAGATATACGTTCGAATCGTATGTAAAGTAGGAAACTATCTATAAAATACCGCTTATTACGTTCGATTCGTATGCACACTTTGGATTAGTGAGCGGAGCTATGGCTGTATAGCCCAACGGCAGGAGGCAAGCGCCTTAGAAGCGTAACAGTGTAAGTTCGAATCTTACTACAGCTACCAATTTGACAATATGGCAAAGGTATGATATAATGGCAGAGTAATTTATTATTCTGTGAGGTTAATCATATGCGTAAGTCCAAGTATACAAAAGAGTTGTTAGAGCCTATTGTAAAAGCTAGTACATCTGTTTCTGGTGTATTAACCGTTTTAGGTTTGAAACCTACTGGCGGAAACTATAGGAACATTCAAGCTAAAATAAAGTATCTAGGTATTAGTACAGATCATTTTACAGGACAGGGATGGAGCAAAGGTAAGACAGGTTTAGATAAGAAAAATACGTTTACTGATGCTGAAGTATTTGTTAATCCTAGTCCTATGACAAGTGGACAAAAACTAAAATCGAGAATGCTTAGGAATGGATGGGAATATAAATGTGCTGTTTGTGATATAAATACATGGTATGGTGCTGAACTAACGTTACACATTGACCATATCGACGGTAATCATACTAATAACGAAAAAAGCAATCTTAGGTTTCTTTGCCCTAATTGCCATCAAATGACAGATACATGGGGAAACAAATCGAAGCTTTCTATTCATAGTGAAATAGGCAAAGAAGTTTGGATAGATGTGCAATACACATTAAGACTAGCAGCACTAAACGATGAATTTAGTATACCTAGAAGTGAAATAATACCATTTATAGCTAATGCGGATGATGCAACAAAACAAGAGCTTATAGAGAGTCTTGGATTAGGTATTAAACGTATCAATGGTAAACTATGGATTACTTCTAATGGTAAGCCTTATTATGATGTTTATACTGGTGAAGAATATACCAGTTAGATATACCAAGACATTAACGTTTTACTGCTTTTATATTTGGTCTAGATTAAATACAAAGCGGCGGATTATATTAGTAATAGTATAGTTTGGTCTACTAGGTGCATACTACTTAGTAATAGGTAGTTCGTTATGAATTTATATGTACGGCTAGATACCGCATCCAGTAAGCGGTAATATGGGGGATTAGTGCTAACGGGAACACATATGTTTTGCAATCATATATTAAGGGTTCGATTCCCTTATCCTCCACCATTTATTAACAGCGCGGAAGGAATAACACATGATAGTAGTAGATATCGTAGCAACAGGTACAACCTTTTGTATTGTAAGCTATGAAGGTAGACGCTATACAGTGGCTACAGCAGATCTTGCATTCTTCCCTGGTGCAGGTAGTGCGTATGTTCATAAGGATCATTTAAAGCGGATATAGAAAGGATCATCTATGAGAGATATTATGTTTGGTTCATTGCGTGATGGAGCTATGTTTTATTACGCCGGGACAGTATATTACAAAGTAGCACCATTTGAAGTAGGTGTTGCACAATATAATGCTATTGCTGTCTATGGTAAACAAAAAGCATGGTTTCATGACGATGGTATAGTTAAAACCTATGAGTAAGAAAAAGGACAGTACGGATGATACCGTATATTCGGAAGGCAATCTTGTTACAATAATGGACGTAAGATCCGAATATGTTAATCAAACAGGTAGTATCAACCGCATTGGTTTTGCTGGTAATATTGTTATTTATTACCATGTTATTTTCCCGCATCATATTACCCCTATAACCTTTACCCATAATCAAGTACGGAAGGAATCATAATGGAGACAGATGCAGCAGGATATACAAAGCGTTATGCTGGCGAACAATATGTGCGCTATGGACGCCTATTTACTATTCTTGCAAATAAGGGCTTATCGGTTCTTTGTCCATGTCCTGATAGCTTGCTAGTGCGCTTTGAAGATACACAAGAAGAGACTCTTATTGATAATAGTAATGAGTTTGTACGCTTTAACGGAAACTTAACTTGACATTGATACATGGTCGTGATATACTCCGTTTGTAAGTTAGTCCAAACAAGTAGTTGAGTGCATAGTGAGCTTGTAGATATAGCTAATATCGTAATCGTAATCACAGTGTAGCGACTGGAATGGACTCGACCTAACTTACGAATATATGCTGGTGTAGTATAGTGGTTTAGTACGCTTGACTTTCAATCAGGATGACGACGGTTCGAATCCGTTCACCAGTACCATTTATTTTTACTATGAAAGGAACTGTCATGAATAGCGGTAATAAGGTTGTTTTGCTGGATCGTGTCGAAGAGTTGATTAGTACATGGGGTTTTGACGCCGTACAACATACGCTTAATTTTATTCGTGACTATCCTGTAGTATTTAATACGCGTTTTACTGATAATAATGGGATGTCATACACACTAACATATAAGCAGTTTGAAAAGGTACGTAATGCGTATGCGAATGGTTTAGGTAAGATACAAGCTATTAAGGAATTCCGGGAGATTACAAGTTGTGGATTGAAAGACGCTAAAGACGCTATTGAATCATATTCTTGGACTCAGGTTTAGACTTTTGCCTTGTATATACTGCGCGGAGTAAATACCACACGGTACATACAGAAAAAAGACTCAGGTTTTCTTGCCTTTATCCTCTGCAAGATCTGCGAAAAAAGGCAAGTGGTGCCGAGTAAGAAAGGATATTCATATGAACTTTGTAGCAGGTGAAATACTGATTGCACGTGATCCGCAAACAGGTGCAGATATGGAAGTAGAATTTGTCCGATATGCTGTTGTAGGATGTATTGTGCGTATAGATTTTGGACTTGAAGTCAAAGTACAGTGTTCGTATCTCCGTAGACCAGATAAATAAATATGGCTCGTTAGCATAGCGGTTCAATGTGCATGCCTGTCACGCATGAGATCATGGGTTCAAATCCCATACGAGTCGCCATTTAAGACTCTTACAGCAACAAAAAATGTTATCTGAACAAAAAACAGAGTCTTGTACATGTAAAGAAAGGGCTTAGTTATGAATAATGGATATCTAGCATCACTTATTATTACGCT